ATTTGAATACGAAAGAAGGAGGGATTCACATGAAGACAATGAAGATTTACGAGCATGGGCCAGAGCCAAAACGTAAGCCCAAGTTTCAGGTTGTCCGAATGGGGCTGGCCCTTGTGGCCGCCTTCGGGGTCGGGATGTATGTCGGCAGCACCACACCCTGGGTCGACGCGAAAACCATCGCCAATGATACGGCTGCCGTCCATGTCGTGGAACCCGGCGAAACGGTATGGGATATTGTCCGCCCGGTAGCCGATGAACAAGGCATCGACGTCCGCGAAATCGTGTATCAGCTCCAAATCAACAATGATTTGGACGATGATTGCACACTGACGCCGGGGCAAAAAATCGTCATCCGGTAGGAAGTGAATACAATGGCTGAAACCGTCAAAATCATTTTGGACAGCACAGAAAAAGGACTGACGCCCGCCGTGAACGTCAGTCCCCTATAAAATATTGGTTTGTGCCTACATTATGGCACAGAAAGCGAGAAAAAGCAATGGATAACACGAAATCAAACGTAAATCAAGAAAACGCGGGTATCTCTGAAGAAACACTGCACGCATTGAGCGACGCATTAAAGCAGGCGTGCATGGTGGGAGGCCGCCACTGTATCATCGCATGGTGCGAACAGCACGCAGAAGACACGTCCGGCGACGCCACTGGCTTCAGCACCAGTACAAACATGTGCTGCACTGGCGCTGAAGCCATGATCATGATGTGCTCACTTCTGAAGCGGGTGGCCGTGCTGAACGGGCAGCCGTATGAAAAGGTGTTGCGTGATTTTGGGCATGCATTTCGTGTGCTGGTAATGGATGAAGAATGGGAAGGGGGCAAAAATTATGGATGCTGAGCTCATTATGACCGTCAAACAGATGCAGGATCATGACGCCTGGCTGGACCTGCGAAAGAAAGGCATTGGGGGCAGCGACGCCGGCGCCATTATGGGATACAACCCATGGACCAGCCTGTTTGCCCTTTGGATGGAAAAAACCGGTCAGATGGAATCAGAAGACATTAGCCAGAAACCTTCTGTACAAGCCGGTATCCGGTTGGAACCGATTGTCGCGGACTGGTTCAGCGATGAAACGGGGCTGAAAGTCGAACGCCGCGGTATGATGCGCAACAAAAAATACCCGTGGATGCTGGCCAATATCGACCGGCTCATCCCCGGGCGAAAGAATGGCCTGGCTGAAGATATTGGCCTTGAAATCAAGACGACGAACGCTTTTTCCGCTCATGACTGGGACGAAGACAACGTCCCCAACAGCTATTATCTCCAATGCCAGCATTATATGATGGCCACGGGGTTAAAGGGCTGGTGGATTGCGGTACTCATCGGCGGCCAGGACTTTAGAAAGAAGTTCATCCCGCGTAACGACGATCAGATCCGCGCGCTCTTTGAAGCGGAAAAGGCATTCTGGGAAAACTACGTCGTAGGCGGTGCTATTCCGCCGATTGATGAAAGTCAGGCAACGAAAGAAGCCCTGGCAGACAAATACCCCGGTGGCCTGGAAGAGCCCATTGAATTGCCTGAACAGGCTGGCGGATATGTGCAGCTCTTAGACGGCTATAAAGCCAAAAAGAAGGAGCTTGACGCGTATATCCAATGGGCCGAAAACGAATTAAAAGCCTTGATGGGGGACCACGAAGCCGCGATGGCCGGGGACCGCAAAATCACATGGAAATGCCAAAATGGGAGAGTAACCATCGACTCAAAGAAGTTGAAAGCAGATTATCCCGATGTATGGGAAGCCTGCAAAAAAGAAGGGAAACCTACACGAGTTTTCAAAGTCGCACCTAAGAAGGAGGAAAAATAAATGGCAACAGTAAAAGGTACCGTGCTGGCCAAACGCAATGCCGGGCAGCCATTAGAAAAAGCACACGAAAACGTCACCGCGCTATTTAACGCGCTGATCAGCAAGGAAGGGTATCAGAAGCGGTTCAACGAACTGTTGGGCCGCCGGGCCCCTCAATTCATCGCATCGTTGGTAACGATGATTAACGACGAACCGTCCATGATGGAAGTCTTCCACGACAACCCTATCAGCATCATCAAAGCAGCTTTACGTGCCGCTGCGTATGATCTTCCGATTGACCCGGCATTGGGGCAGGCGTATATTGTCCCCTTCCGGAATAAAGGCAAAATGGAAGCCACCTTTATTATTGGTTATAAGGGCCTGTATCAGCTGGCCGTTCGTACTGGCGTCTACAAGAAAATCAATGTCGTAGACGTCCGGGAAGGTGAAATGCATAGCTGGAACCGCCTGACGGAAGAAGCCCAATTTGAATGGGTAGAGGATGAAGAAGAACGAAACAAGCTGCCTATCAGTGGCTATTGCGCTTATTTTGAGCTGACCAATGGGATGCGTAAGGTGCTCTATTGGTCCACTCAGCAAATCAACTATCACGAACGGAAATTCCGCAAGGGGCATGGGGATTATCCCAGCAAAGGATGGCGGGATAATTGGGAAGCCATGGCCAGTAAAACCGTTCTCCGTGCGTTACTCAGCAAGTGGGGTCTGCTTTCCATCAATTACCAGACAGCAGACCCGGCTACATTGAAGATTGCGTCGGATCTGGCGACGGGACAGATTGACGATGAGCAGCATGTCATTGATCTTCAGGCCGAACAGGTTCCGGATAATGTGGACCCCGCCACCGGGGAAGTACGCGACACCCGTTCGGATCAGGAGAAGGCCGATGATGCCGTACTGGACGCATCCCTTGATATGTAATGGAAACTGGGAGGCGGAGCGATTCCGCTTCCCTATCCTTCAAGGGAGGTGTTCAGTATGGCCAGGCCGACAAAACAGGGGCTTGATTACTTCCCCCTGGATGTCGGGTTTTTGCAGAACGTGAAGGTACGACGAATAATGAGAGCGTGCGGAATACAGTCTATCCCGGTGCTAATCAGCCTGCTGGCTAATACCTATCGTGATGAGGGGTATTTCCTTCGGTGGGATAATGATATGCCTTTTCTGATTGCCGACGAGCTTGGGGTCAGCGAGGGCGCAGTTACCGCGGTTGTCGATAAGGCGACGCAGGTAGACTTCTTTAACGCCAATATGTACGAAAAATACGGCGTGCTAACGTCAGACGGGATTCAAAAGCGTTTCTTTGAAGCGACAGCCCGCAGAACGTCAGTCCGTTACGACGCAAGATTTCTGCTTATAAACGTTTCTGACTACAAAAACCTAGTTAATGTATACAAAAACTCGATTAATGACGACGATAATCCACAAAGTAAAGTAAAGGAAAGTAAAGGAAAGAAAAGTAGTAGTAGGAGCGACGACGGACTCAAAACCGTCATCAATGCCTACCGGGAAAATATCTATCCCATGCCAGGCGAAATGGACATGGAAAAGCTCAAGGCTATGACAGATGACTTTGGCAGCAACATGGTCGTTAAGGCCATTGACAGGGCCGTAGCACGGAATAAGCGGAGTCTGGCATATGTACATGGGATTTTGAAGCGCTGGCAAGCCAGTGGGTACGATGATGAAGATACAAAGAAGCATGACCCACTGGTAGAGCAGTACAACAAGATTCCTTTTTAGGAGGGACACAACATGGAAAACGTTTCGCAAGCGCTGACAGATATGCAGCGCAGCCGAATAAAGGCAAAAATAGAAAGGGCCATGGCTATGGCCGATACCCGGGAGAAAGTCATACCGGAATTCGCTACACCACCGGACGGGATTCAGTGTACCCGCTGCGGCAACACGGGATGGATCTATCAGGTCAGTGACGACGGGTACGAAAGTGTGACAGCATGCCCGGATTGTTATGAGCGGCGCCAGGTAGTCCGCCGGCTCAAGCACAGCGGTATCAGTCCGCGGGATTATGCCCGCTTCACCCTGGCCAGCTTTGACCCGGGGAAAACGCCGGACAGCGCCAAAATGCTGGCCATGGCGAAAAAGTACCTGGCAGAGCATACATTCGGCGGCCCGGGATTCGGCGCCTTTGGTAGCAGCGGCATGGGTAAAACTCACATCTGCATCGCCGTCTGCCAGGAGCTTACCCGGCGGTACCGCGAGCCGCACCACTATTTCTCCTATCGAAGCATCATGCCAGGGCTGGTCAAAGCGTCTAAAAGCTTCAAAGATGACTATGAAGCAGAAATGCAAAAATGGGTACGGTACCAGAATCTGTACATCGATGACATGTTCAAGTTTTCCGGAAAGCAAGCCGGCGACCGTATCGTCATCGATCAAGACGAATTGCGTGTCTTCTTTGACCTCATCAACGCCCGCTATCTCAGCCACAAGACGACGCTGTTCAGCAGCGAATACACGGTCAAAGACATAGCGGCCATTGATGGGGCCCTGGGAAGCCGGATCTACGACATGGTCAAGCCGTATGGCCTGGCCGTGTCCGGACCGAACCAGCGGTTGGTAGGATGAAAGGAAGTTAAAATATGACAGACGAAGAAAAAGACATACTGAAGAAACATATCAGAAGCGGCCCATGTGGCCGAGGTGAAGGAATTGACCAGCGAAGTAGCCGCCCGGCTGAAGATGCCGGGATGATGGTTGGAATGAATAGGAGTGTGGAAGAAATGACTTGTAATGTGGTTTGGCTGCGGCAGGCCCTGGCGGAATACCAGAACCGTTTGAACAACGTCCTCTTAGTGACGGCTGCGGAAATCCCAGCGCTGGAATGGCGACGGGACAACGGGCAATACATCCCTAAGGCCCAGTTCATGGCGTTTGACGGGACGAAATACATCGTTGTCGACAACCGGCAGGGGCAGTTTGAAAAAGAAACCAAGGAAACGCTGCATGACTGCCTACATTGGTTGCTGGCGTAGGAAACCCGGAAAGGAGAGAGAAAAATGGAAATTAAAATAGACATAAATGGCAGTGACGTCGAGCTGGCTACGTTTTTACATAGCCTTACGATAAATCACACCAAGAAAAACAAAACGGCCTTTAAAACGGCAAATAAGAAGAAAAAAAGGCCGTCCGAAGAAAGTAATGAAGGCGGGCCCGGAACCAGCCCCGTCGGATGACATCCTGGATGATCCGGAAATGGTCGACATCGGAGCGCACATTTTCGGGGACGGTGAGTAGGATGGAAGTAACACATCATTACGACATAAAAATTATTGCAAACTTACCTGTTGTTGAAAAAATAATCGAAAGGAGATGGGTAAAGCCATGAAGTTCGGACAATTTGAGCCATGGGCTGAATACCATGAAGACGGAGACTACTATGAATTTCATTGCCTGAATGGCTTTGGGGCTACCGTCGCTCGTGGCCAGCATGATGAATTATTTGAACTGGATGTGCTCAGGCGCAATCGGCGATATCCCAATTTCTGGGGTATCTATGACATGCCGATTACGAACGACGGCATGAATATGGAATATGACGACGTCGTGAAGGCGTTGGAAGACATCAGCCGCCTGGCCGATGACTACGATTTACTGCATAAAAGTTTTGTAGATCACGACGGAAACGTTGTGTTCGTGGATTAAGGAGGAAAATATGAAGCCTACTGATAAATGGAACTACTATCTCGACGACAAGGATTGCACCTGCATGGATTTCTTTGATTCCAAAGAAGCCGCACTCAAAGCCGGCATGGAAGAAGCGAAACGCGAAAGGGCAGACACCATTACCGTTGGCAGGGTAGAAGAATTTGTCCCGGACGTCCGTATATATACGAGCTTTCTCGTAGAAGATTTGCAGAACCAGGCTTACGACGACGCCGGGGAATATGCAGAAACCTGGCTGGCCGACGTTACCGACAAGGATTTTGATGACCTGGAGAACATTTTAGATGCAGCCTTCACGCACTGGCTTGACCGGCATCCGGAGTATAAACCCAATTTTTACACGCTTACGGATACGGAAACGTTCAATAAAGGAGGTGATTCGATTGATTGACATGGGCAATCTGGCCCGCGACCCGAAAGTCAGCGTGACCCGGACAGGGAAGACCCTCGTCCGGATGACAGTGGCCTGTTCAGAAACCTACAAGGGGAAGGACGTCAAGAAAGAGGTGAGAAGGGCATGAACAAATACAACAAGGAACATTACAGCGACCCAACGCCATGGGACGCTATGAAAAACATCGCCAGGGAAGAGCGGGCCGCGGCCATGGCACCGATTCATATTGTCATTCTCGGTGAGCCAGTAGCACAGGGGCGGCCGCGCTTCAGCCGCCATGCCGGCTATGTATCCACGTATGATCCGGGGAAATCCCGAAAGTACAAGCAACGGATTTTCGACGAAATCTGGGCACAGATAGCTACACGGAAAATCAGGCAGATCCCGCCGGGCGTTCCGCTGCATGTGACGGTCATGGTCTACCGGGGTATCCCGAAAAGCTGGCCAAAGAGCAAGCGGGACCGGGCTATCCTGGGGGACATCCGCCCAACGTCACGGCCGGACACGGATAATTACATCAAAATCGCCATGGATGGCCTCAATAAGGCCCTTTTCAAGGATGACAGCTATGTCGTATCCATCCGGGCCGAAAAGCATTACAGCGATACCCCGCGCATGGAAATCATAGTCAGCCAGCTGACATTGGGAGATGTGGACCATGCTTGATCGCTCAAAAGAGGCCACCAGGATGCGCCAGGCCGTTTTGGCGGGACTGCTATTATTTTGGGCCGCGGTGGCTGCTGCTATTTATTATTGGTAGGAGGATTCATGAATAAATTCAGAAGTAAGAAACACTATATCATGACGAAAGCATGGCAGCGGTCCAGCGTGGGGCACCCGGTGAGAAGCCGGTGCCGCCATGCTAAACGGAAAGCGGTCTGTGGGTACCGTTACAAAGGTGGTAAATAAAACGTTTTAGTTTCGCCGATACGGATTTTTTATTTTATTCACGATAATTTACACATAAAGAGGTGAAAAAGGATGCATAACTTGATGCATGAAGCCATTAAGCAGAGAATCAGCAATGCCATGAAACGACATTACCATTACGCAAAAATCGAAAAGACGGGAGACGACGGCGTAAACCAGGCAGTTTGCGAAGTCATCGAAAGTTGGGGCTATAAAGTGGCACAGAATAAAAGTTTTATCATGGTATTGTTGTAAGGAGGAGACGCAATGACAGCACTTACGTATTTGGAACACGTAAGGACCCGGCGATTTTTGGCGAAAGAAGCACAGCAGGCAGTACGAGAAGCCCGCTTAGATAATTATGCTATCCGGTCGGCTAATGCCCCCGGTGGAGGCAGCGGCCGGCCGGGTGGCAGTGATTTGAGCGACTTGTATATCCGGCTGGAAGAAAAGGAGCTGAATGCAGCGAAGCTCTTGCTTAAATTGCAGAATGAGCAGGCAGAGGCCAGGGAAAAGATTTTGGCCCTACCGGACGACACGGAAAAAGCGGTGCTCATGGGGCGCTACATCAACGACCAGGATTGGCGGGCTATTGCAGATCATGCGTGTATGTCGCTACGGACCATCTACCGGATACACCGGGAAGCCCTGGGAAGTTTCGAGGAGCTGCATAAAGACTTCCTAAGCGCCGAAAGTTGTCACTAAATGGCAGTAGATGGCAGCGAATGGCACAAGCAAGAAGGCTACCAGTGTGCTATAATAGTAGCGTAGATGAAACGGCAAACAGGCAATGCCACGAGTTTACCATGTAGAGACACTTCTTAGATAGTACAGACACATACAAAAAAAGCACCCGCCAACTGGTGGATGCTTTTTTGTTGCCTGAATTTAGCTGTAAGGATGATGGGGGACGATGAATGATGAAAACTTGAAACCTATCCGAAACGAGAAGGAAGCGAGAGAAAAAGGGCGAAGAGGCGGCCGGGCTTCTGGCCGGAAGCGGCGGCAAATTAAAGCATGGAAAGAGCTGGCACAAAGCATACTTTCCATGCCGATGAAAGATGGGAAGATTGATAAGAGAATCAAGAGCCTGGCCGACGCAAAGGGAAAAAATATCAGCGTACAAGATGCCATGATGCTGGCGCAGGCGGTGAAGAGCCTAAAGGGGGACGCTAGGGCCTTTGAGCTAATCACGACCCTGGCCGGGGCCTATGAAGAGCAGGCCGAACAGACGCCGACGGCACCTTCTATGGATGACACGAACTTGATTATACCGGCATTCGATGCACTGAGCGCCGATATTAAGCGCCATCTGCATACGCATTATTGGCTAAAGGGCGGCCGTGGCAGCACAAAGTCATCATTCATCTCTATCAAGATTCCGCAGCTGTTGGAACAGGACCCGGAACTACACGCCGTTGTTTTGCGTAAAGTTGGCAACACGCTGAAGAACTCCGTTTATCAGCAAATCGAGTGGGCCATTGATGCCCTGGGGCTGACTGACGAATTTTCATTCAAGAAGTCGCCTCTTGAAATCACACTGAAACGGACCGGGCAAAAGATCCTGTTCTTTGGTGTCGATGATAAAGCCAAGCTGAAATCCCTAAAGATGCCGTTTGGGTATGTCGGGGTGCTGTGGTACGAAGAACTGGACCAGTTCGCCGGCATGGCCGAACTCAGAAATATCAATCAGTCGTTATTGCGTGGCGGATCTAAATGCTGGTGTTTCTACTCGTTCAACCCGCCAAAAAGCCGCGACAACTGGGTCAACGTTGAACAGCTGACAGACCGTGACGACCGCCTGGTTACATCGAGTAATTACTTGCAGGTTCCACGCGACTGGTTGGGCGAACAATTCTTCCTGGAAGCGGAAGCACTGAAATTACAGCGCCCGGATCTGTACGCTCACGAATACCTGGGCGAAGTCACCGGCACCGGCGGCGACGTATTCGGCAACGTGGAAGATATGGCCATGACTGACGATATGGTCCGCGATTTTGACAACGTACGCCACGGCATTGACTTTGGTTTTGCCGTGGACCCGTTCGCCTATACCAAAATGCACTATGACAGCAAGCACCACACGCTGTACGTGTTCGATGAGGTATACAGTACCGGCATGACCAATAAAAAGGCGCATGACGCCGTAAAAGACAAAATCGGAGACAATTACGTCTATGCAGATAGCGCCGAACCAAAGAGCATCGCAGAAATGTGTGATTATGGCTTACGGTGCCTGCCAGTCCGCAAGGGCCCGGATAGCCGGGATTATGGTATCAAGTGGCTGTCAGACCTGGCCCACATCTATATTGATAAGCGGCGGGCACCGAACACCTACCGAGAATTCATTAGTTATGAGTTCGCACAGGACAAAGACGGCAACTTTATCAGCCAATACCCGAAAGCCAACGACCATACCATTGATAGCGTTCGCTATGCACTCAAAGAAGACATGGACGGGAAAACGTTCTCGTTTGATTGATGGGAGGGCACATGTTTTTAAACGACATTTTCAACACCATTTTAAAATACGGTGCTTACCAGAACATGACAGAGAAACAATTTCTCGAACATGAAATAACGCACTGGATAAACAGCGATTGTCGGCGCTGGCAGATGACAGGCCACGAGTATTACTTATACAACCAGCTTATCGACCTCAAAGAACGCCAGGTAATCGGGGAAGGCGGCCAGCTGACGACGGTCCACAACTTGCCAAATAACAAGTTGAAAGATAATCGATATGCCTTCCTGGTAGACCAGAAGACAAACTATTTGCTGGCCAAACCGATAGACACGAAAACGGACAATGACGCCGCGCAGGAATTCATCAACGACGAATTAGGCCCGTCATTCCGCCGGACACTCCGGGAAGTCGGTAAAGACGCGCTGAACTGTGGCATTTCGTACTTATTCCCGTATGTCGGGGATGACAACACGCTGAAATTCAAGCGATTCTATGGCTACGAAGTGCTGCCGTTCTGGAAGGACCGGGAACATACGGAGCTTGACGCCTTTCTCCGTATGTATCCGCAAGAAGTCTATGAGGGGCAGACGCGTAAAATTGTTTGGCGTGTCGAATGGTACACCCTGGAAGGCGTGCAGAAGTTCATTTGGGAAAGCGGCGGCCTAAAAGCGGAAAGCGATGAGATTTTCCCGTACCTGGTAATCAATGACGGGTCCGGGGAGCCGGCCGAAAACGGGAAGCCCATTCAGATAATGAACTGGGACCGTATCCCCCTTATCCCTTTCAAGGCGAATGAAGACGAATTGCCGCTGATACAGCGTGTAAAATCCTTGCAGGATGCCTTGAATACGCTTTATAGCAATTATGCCGATGCCATGCAGGAAGACGCACGGAACACTATTCTGGTCATCCGTAACTACGATGGCCAGGACTTGGGCGAATTCCGGCGCAACCTGGCACAATTGGGGGCCGTAAAGGTCCGCGACCAGGGCGGCATTGATACGCTGACTATCAGCGTTAACAGTGAAAACTACATCTCTATCATCAACCTGTTGCGGCGGGCTATCATCGAGAACGGCCGCGGCGTCGATACCAAAGATGAGCGGCTGACCAGCGGGACACCGAACATGATGAACATCCGGTCCATGTATACCGACCTCGATTTAGATGCCGACGAAATGGAATTGGAGTTTCAAGCATCCTTGCAACAACTCATGTGGTTCGTGAACATGTTCAACGCGGCAACAGGAAAGCCGACGGCGGACGTGAAGTTCATCTTCAACCGCGATACGATGGTCAACGAAGGGGACACTATCAACAACTGTCGGGCCAGCATGGGAATCATCTCAGAAGAAACCATCATTGCAAATCATCCCTGGGTCAAAGACAGCAAAGCCGAGCTGGAAAAGGTCAAGGCAGAGCGGGCCGAACAGATGCAAGACATGATGGCAAACTACGGCGGCATGGGAGGCGGCACAAGTGGCGACGGAGCAGGAGCTAATAGATAAGAACCACGCGTATTGGAAAGACCGCTTTACGGCATTGGATGACCGGACCTTTGAGGACGCCGGTAAATCCATTGACCGTATCCGTGACGCCTTTGATTATGCATGTCGGGAAATTGACAAAGAAATAGAACGCTTTTACAGCCAGTACGCCGACGATAGCGGCCTAACCCTGGCGGACGCGCAACAGTATTTGCGGGATAACGAGCGCAAAGAGTTCCAAGCCGACGTCACCGAATATATCAGGATGGCCACCAGCGACGATGACAGCCGTTTTTCTAAACTGCTTGACAGTTTATCCACGCGGGCGAGAATAACGCGCTTAGAGGCGCTTAGAGCGAAAACGGCTATGTACATCAGCGACGCGTACGGGAAAGAAAGTGATGCGCTGCATGATTCCTGCCAAAAAGCCCTGGAGTCGAATTATTTGCGTACAGCGTACGAGATTCAGAATGGAGTGGGAAAGTATGAAGCGTTTCAGCAAATCGACAAGAAGAGCATCGAAC